CAGGCAATTCTTCTTTAGCTATTTCTTCTACCACCTCAGAGACTTGCTCCTCTTGAACTTGATCATCATTATCCGATACTCTCAGGTCGATCTTGTTCTCTTGTGGCTCTTTAGTTATTTTTTGGTCTGAAGGTTCTTCATCCCCAACTGACTTAACTGTAAATTCTGCCATTTTATTTGATTTTAATTAAACTATATTGTTGCAAAAATAATTATAAATACCTTATGGTATATTAGCCCATAATTTGGTCCATCATCTCATCTGTGTTTTGAGATCCCATAAAGTCTTTTGGGCTAGTGTCTTGTTTTCTTTGCTGTATTAATTCAGCTTGATGTGTGCTTTGTTTGTCAAGCCTATCGTCTTTTGCCTTTTCTTTAGCCTGATCCCTAGAGGATATTCCCTCTTGCTCAATCTGCTTTAATTGCTGGTCAAATTGTAGCTTTTGTTTTAAAATCATCAGATCTAACTCAGCTTGCTTTTCCATTCTTTGTATCTCAAGCATAGATTTGCCTTTCTCAAACTCCATTTCGTTTTGATACTTAAATTGCATCTCCTTAATAGCTGATTGTGATGCAGCTTCGGCTGATTGAACATTAGATTGAGTCTGCATATCTATATTAGCTTGCTTGATCTTCAAGTCATCCTGCTCTTTTCTTGTTTTTCTAACTTTTAATAAAGCGTTGGCTAGCTTGATGTTTCTTACGTTTCTAATATCTATAGCATCCTCTAAGTCTATTTTGTCTCCTTGCAATGCAATTTGAATCATAGACTCTAGAACATTCTTTTCTTCTTCATCTGGATGTAATTCTATTTCGATGCCAAAGTCATGAATATGAAGGTCTTTTATATCCTCTAGTATATTCATGGCGTTTTTTCCGATGATAGAACTAAAGCTATCTTTCATCTCGCTATATTCCAGTAAATCAGAAAATCTATAAGATAGAGCTGTGGCTAATTTAGAAGTAACAGCCAATCCAGACTCTAATATATGTCTAGTCGCTGTATTTGAGTTTAAAGCAGCTAGTTTTTGAACTCCAACAAGAGTTCTCTCGCTTGGCATTGATCCATCTCTAGCCTCATTGATTCCAGTGACGTCTCTAATCATTTGCATGTAATGATTATACATGCTAACTAAAGATTGTATTTTTGCGTTTGAGCCAGTGCTAGTAAGTTCTTGAACTGGTATTTTTGCATTATTATACTCTCCATCCTCAGTAAAGCTTCTTCCTACAACACTTCCAGTCTGGAAATACATGTTTAAAGCTTCATTAGGGTTGTAAACAGCTCCGTTACCAAGATCAACACTTGCTATTCCGTCTAAATCCAAATAAACCCCATCAGGAATCATTTTGGAAATGACTTGCTGTAGTTTAAGGTGAGATAGTTGTATCTGATCCGCAAACGGAATCATTCTCTTCACTAGAGAGTCGATCTGACCCCTGTAAATTTTTGGAGCACTTACAATGTACGGAGGGTAAACTTTCTGAATCCCCGACTTTGGTCGAACCATGTTTTTCATCAAGTCCCACTTCAGGACAAAATTTGTTCCGAGAACAAGTACACCTTCGTACCATACATCTATTCTTTTTGATCGTTTTTCAAATTTAACCTGCTCATTTTGCGGAGGATTAAAGCTATCGTCTTTTCTAATAGCTCTTTTTCCGCCAACAGGAGTTTCTTTCACCTTATATACTATCTCTTTGTCTGTTTTGTAACAGAAATAAAGTAGAGTTGCGGTATTCTGATCAAAGTTGTCGGTTTTGTATCCGCCTCTTATTCCTTGATAAGCATCCCATTTAGAACTAAGTTTCGATATCTCCTTAATGTCTTCTTGAGAAAGAGAAGGGTCTATCTTTTTTAACTCAGTAATGTTTACATTCTTGACCTCTCCAAAATAATAGCAGTCATCAAAATTAGGATCTTCAGTAGGACTAAAAACTATATTTGTTGGATCTACATATTCTACCTTGATTCCGTCGTGAGTGTTGAATGTGTGCTTTACAGACTGTATACCTAATACAGTTGCATCTTCATTTAATCTTTTTCTTATTAGCTCGTAGTCGTTTATATTTAATATACCCTCTAAGGCTTTTTCTTCGGCTACTTCTATTCTCTGCTTATAGGAAAGCTTCATGTGAAGCTCTAACTCTTCCTCTGATTCTGGTAAAGTTGCAGGATCATTTACGAATCCATTTACACCAGTTTTAGAAGATATCTCCTCAAGCATTGGTTTTGCTAGCATATCCTTTTCGATCTCTTCTCTGTAGTTAACTCTTCTTCCTTGAGCAAGATCATCTACAGCCTCGACTTTTATATCGAAAAGTCTATTTGTCATTCCATTGACAACAATATCTACAAACTTAGGAATAATAGGAACTGGAGTCCAATCTAAATTGAGATATGATGTATCTCCATTTATAGCAAGCTCATTCTTGTATTTTTGAACAGATTGCTCTCCTCTAGCATACATTCTAAGCTTATGGAAATTATCCCTGTTGTTATAGAATCTAGCAGCTCCATTGTCCTTCCTGAACCATTCAGACTCAATTGCCTTACCAACTGTAAGACCAAATTCCTTAGATTCTTTCTGAGCATCAGCAGCCAGCTGATCTGGAAAAGAAATGTTTGCTACTTTAAAATCGTTTCTTAACATGCTGGTTATCCTAAAATTTCACTATTCAAGCCTGTATTATTGTACTTTGCAAATTTAACACTTATTTTGTTATGCTTTTTCACAGGCTTGTTTACAAACCTCTGATTAGCCATTATAGCCAAGCCAGAGCTTACAGTTGCATCGTATTTTGTTCTGTTAAATATGTTGTAGTTAGACCAATCTTTTAATGTTCTCATAAAATAAACCTTACCCATTGATCCAGGATCTCTATAGGACCCAAGAACATCTACTCCAACGTTTTTCTCTATGTAAGCTTCTATAGCCTCTGCGTGTATAGATATGACGGCAGAAGAGGAAGGTATTCCTCCTAGTTCTTTTTCTGTTTTCGATAAGTCGTTTTTTATTTTATCTGGTCTGTTAGTCGAGAACTTCCTATATCCTCTCTCTTTAAGATAATATAATATCCTTGGCTTGTTGTTCTCCACGAGAATAGGCATTCCGTAGAAATGTATAGCCATCAAAACATCTTCATAAAAAAGCTCAGCTGTCTGAGGTCTAGCTACATACTCTAAGAAAAACATCTCCGAAGGAGCGTTATCAAAGTTAATTTTAGTTAGACCGTGCAAAGCTCCTTTTGATCCAAAACCACCAACTACGCCTGAGATGTCATACGAATCACATCCAAAACCGCCAATGTGTGCGTTTCCTGGAGCAAAGGTGTCGTTTTCACGAATAACGTTATTTCTAAGCTCTTTTGGAGGAAGCCAGGTTACATGAAACTTTCCGTTTCTAGATGGAGTCCAAACAACATTGCTATCACGAACTCCATTTTCCCAATGAAAATCACCCTTCATTACTAGGGATTCTACTCCAATAGTATCGTTATAATCTATTTGCTCGTATATTTTCTGTAGATTGAACAAGCTGTTTTTTGATTCATCTCTGAAAGCATGATTTTCTGACCTAGGAAATTGTCTATAAAACTCATTTAAGGCATCAGGATCGTTCTTTAATGAATCAACTTCATTTTCCCAATAATCAATAACCCCCTGAAATATGTTCTCGCCATTTACGTCTACAACGGGTTCTTCTGGGGTTTTAAATACTGGATGTCCAAAGCAGTCTAAAAAACCTTCCATGTTCCACTCCATTGGTATGAACAAAGAGTATAATCCACTTTTTGTTTGTCCGTTTGAGTTTCTGTTTTGAGGATCAGAATCGTAAAATAACTTCTTGAAGTTGTCTCCACCCTTATCTAAAGCGTTAGAGGTAGATCCCATCATGCACTTTCCAATAACTCGCCTTCCTAGTCTTAAAGTGGTTTTTGTTACACGCCAGTTATTGAGTATATTATCAGGTCTTTCCCATTTACCAGATTCATCATGAACCAAAAGCCTTAACTTCTCTCCATCATAACTGTTATCTCCTGTGTTTTTCCAGTCAATTGTAGTGTCAAGACCAGTCAAATCCTCTACGCTGTCTATATCCTCGATGCTTTTTCTTGTTAGCTTACTGGCTGGAACTCTGTATGCGAGCTCAGTCTTCGGTCTGTCCATACCATCCTGTATGGGTTTAAAGAAAAAAGGATAGTTTGTTGATATTGGCACAACCTTGTCGGTAAACATCTTCTTAGCGTCAGATCCAGTTTTTGATAAAATACCAAACCTAGCATCAGACGTAACCGTTGCTTGATTTACGGTCTCTCCAGAAGCCATAAAACTAAAACCTGAACGCCTGTTTTTTAGATAACATAATCCATAGCATCTTTGATCAGCTTTACATGCCTCCCAGTAAATAAAGAATATCCTATTTGATTCCCTGAAGTCGGGTTTACCTACATCTATCTTTGTCCATTGTAGATACATGTAATGGCTGCCAGTAATATAAGTAGGTGTGCCATTATTTTTAAACCAATAACCACTCTCTCTTCTCTCGAACTCATCTTCAATGTAAGGAATCCATGACTCTTTGAATGAGGACGGCATGCTATTCCACTGGAATATGGTCTTGATTTTGAATAGTTGATTTGGGTACTCTGCTTCTTCCCAGAATTGCTGGGATTTTTCCTTGCTTCGCTCATGGATTTTTTTTGGCTGCAAAGGTAATGCAATTTTTAATCCGTTTATATTAATTACCCTACCAATTTGACCAGTCTTAGAAATAACTACTAGATCAGATTCTCGATCATAGCCATAATCCCACGATTTCTCTTTATTCCTTCTGCTTAAATCCTCTTCAGAAACAACATCTATATACGTAAATAGATTGTTATTTTCTTCCTCTAGACTCTGCAAAGCTCTGGAATCCGACGTCTTTTTTGTCTTGTGATTCATCATTATTCTCTAACTTATCTCTCTCTAATTGAATTCTATTCAGTATTTCAAAAGCATCAAAGATCGCTAGCTTCTTAGTTGCAGCTGCATTTTTAAGTCTGTCCGCAGCCAAATCCTGTTCTGGATCGTCAGTAATGATTTCGTCATGAGCAACCTTAATAAGCTCTTCTACCGCCTTTTCTCCAGCAGCAATGACTCTTTCTATGGTTTCTTTAATATCTTTTGACATAAGTGTACTCAAAGCCTCCTGAGAACGTAGTTGTAGCGTACCAGTAATCTTTATCCATTTTAATTTAATTTAATACAAATATCATTAGTCTTCATTCGATACATCTTTACTTCGTCTATCTCAAATTCGTATTCACTATCATCAACAAACACGATTTCATCTCCCTCGCTTATCCCTCTAGCCTCTAAGTCTTTATTTGAATAAGACACAAAGCCCTGGTTAGATTCATAATCTCCTAGCGTAACCATTTTTTGCGCCTCCTTCTTCGGAGTGACAAAACAAAAATGATCAAAACTATTCCAGTTATTATTTTTCTTAACAAGATATATTTGGTTTAAATCTACAAGATACAGATTATCTTTGAAATACTCCCTACTTTTTCTCTCATAACCCTTCATGTCGTAGTAAGATCTGAAGACGTTATGGTGAATAACAACTAGATCTCCAATAGATATCTCTCCGTCATAGTCTATAGGAACATTTTCAACCCTACCAATTCGGTTTACGTCTTTGTGATTTTCTATAGAAGAAGTTACTATTACTCCTTTTTTTTCTCTATTGTATTCTGAGTTTCCGCTAGGTGTAATTAAAAACTTTTGTAATGGATTAAAAGTTGACATTATATTCGATTGTTATAGGCATATTCTTATTGAATTCTTTCCATTTTTTAATTTCATCGCCTTTTTGTATCCATACATTATAGCTAAGATCGTCTTGTGTAACAGCGTGTATTGTCCAATCGCCCCCCATAACTTGCTGGTCGATCATATAATGCATAGCATCCTTGTAGTTTGCTCCTACAGATATTTTTCTAATGTGTTTCATTTTGTTCTATAAATGTAATCTCCAATGAACTTTCTCTTAGGGGTGTCTATTATTTTTCTCTTTTCAAAAATAGGAATGCCTTCTGGAAAGTAGACCATAGAAATAACTTCACCTGCTTTTATTAAAACATCTCTATCTTCCGAAACGTCAATAAACATATTCAAGTTTGGCTGCAATACCACCTTTGGATTTATTGTCATTGTCCCTGGAGCCACCATAATTCCTTTATTGTAATTATAATAAATGGAATCCATAAAAACCAAATCAATTTGTTTTTTGCTAGAAAACTTTATACTTGGATTTAATTTTATATTGTAAAGATTTTTATTCCATTCATCACCCATTTGATTGTAATGCTCATTATTTGTATGACTTGTAACCAAAAACCAATCGTTTAAATTATCTGGCGTATGAACGGTCACAGCTTTATTTCTAATAGAAAAAACAAGATCACTAGGCGCCTTGTATAACATGCTTTTTTTGAAAACATCTATAAATGAAGGACAAGTCTTGACGTTCATGTTCTGATTTACATTTATTTGCTGTTTTTTTAAAGAAGAGAACCAATATGGCTTTTTCTTTACACAACTAACAAAGAAATCTTCAACCCCGTAATCAAGATGCTCATGATACTTATCCCAATATATAGTGTTAGCTTTCATAAAATTATATTAAATTAAAATAACACTACACAAGTTACGAAATTAAATCGTAACAGGTGTATCGTAATAATGATAGCTATAAGCGTGATCAGAATAATAATGTTGATTTGTGGTAGGCGTTGCTCCTCCAATGTTTGTACCTGCTGCAATTGAAGGGTGTGGAACGCTTATTTTAGCCTCTACCTTCAAGCTATTTTCAAACCTAACTTTTGGCAAACCCCACATTTCGTAATGGTCCCTACCTTTTAAATAAGTAGTTTGATGAGCATAAAAAACATCTGGTGTTCCTAAATTTGATGGTGTTGTTCCTCCAACCATATTAGACATCTCGCCACTCCTAATTATAGGTTGAGTCATTCTACCAGATGGACCAGATAGAGCAGCCCAACTTTGATAGTAGTGATTTTGAATATTCGAATCATTTTCAGCAGTCCACCCCCAAAAAGGACGGCACCAGCTTAGGTTAGATGCAGTGTTGCAGTCAGATCTAATTAAGTCAGCACCTCTAGTATAAGCCGTGCCATCGATAGTTATTCTTAAAGAAGAGTGTACAGGAGTAGTCCCCCAATCAGAAATTAAATGACCAGAAAAGCCAGTTGCCCAACACCAATATCCTGATTTGCTTGTGACGTCTGTAATGGTTAGCCATGTATCTGCAACTCCAGCAGTGTCTTGAACAAAGTTTGATTGAAACAATCTTGATGCGCCTCCTCCAGAACCATTGTAATCAGCAGTGTTCCAAAAAGTATCTTGTCCATCGTGATAGGTTGAGTTGCTTCCATTCAAAACATAATTTGGTGTAAATGTAGCTCGAAAAGGTATTTTAGACGCATCTGTTATTTCAGAAGATGTTCCTGAAGAGACTGCGTCTCCGAAAAATGATGATAAATTTGCCATGAGTTTGTTTTTTAAATGATTACTATAGGATCTACAATTCTTTTTGCATATGCCCTATGAGTGTATCTGTGAGTACCAACCCCTGCTGACCCTGTGCCGTTAGTAACTGTGTCGGTATATTTATTGATTGCACATTCTACTTTGATACTGTTCTCATATCTTACAGAAGGTCTTCTTCCTTCAACAAACCATGACGGATGTAATAGATATGTAGTTCCTCTAGAATTCCAGTCATAAACTCCAAATTCATCCTCTTGATCGTAATTAAACCAGTTTCTATCAACAAAGTCACCATATGCAGCTCCTGGAAAGTTACCAACTCTAGCTCCATAAGAACTAGTATACCAAGCACCACTTTTTCCAAAATGCCCCCATTCTGGATGCTGATAACCTAAAGTACTAGAGTTTACGTCATTATGAGTTCTTAATTGAACTTGAAATGTATATGCACTTCCATCAACAGTAATTCTAATCTTAGAAATAGGTTTGTCTCCTGTGGTTAAATCGTAAGTCGCTTGATTAGCTCCAAACCCTTTTACATAACACAAATTACCAGCCTCGTTAGAGTGATCCATTATCGTTATCCACTCACCTGCATAAGTTGCAGAGTCGTATTGATTCCAATCAGCTCCTAATCTAGGAAACGTAGTACTAGAAACTAAAGTGCCAGCGTTATCTAATGTATTAGTCCTCCCACTAGGTGCAGTATAAGGATCCCCATTAGTTGATTGTCCTGTGTTGTTATAAGAGTAATACCAAAAATCATTTTCATGGTCTCCATGCCAAGTATGGCTATCTCCATACTTATAGTATAATGGGTTATTATTATGAGATATAGGTAATTTTCTAGGGTCTGTTATTAACGAGGTGTCAGCTCCGCTTCCTTGAGCGTCTCCAAAAAATGATGATAAATTCGCCATAGTTTATTAGTTTTGACCGATTATTACCCAACCTTTTAACGCTCCTGTAAATACCATCTCAAATGAGCTATACCTGTTATCTAATGTTAAATCAGATCCTGATCCTAGTATCAACTGTCCGTTTCTGGCAAGAGTACATGTATCCACCTGAGATAAGTTTGATATTTTTACACTATCCCCAACAGCAGGAGAAGCAGGCAAAGACAACACTAGATTTGCGGTAAGAACATATAGTCCACCAGCAACCGCAGTTGTATCAGCACTAATTACAAAAACTGCATATTTTGCGTCATTAATATCCAAAACAACGTCTCCAGTTCTGTTATTAACCTTAGTTACGTCATTAGCGTCATCATTCTGTAGATTGACTATATCAGAGTAAACCTCAACAAAGTTATCGTTAACCTTATCGAATGCATCTCTTATGTTGTCGCCAGTATTTAAGTCTCCAGCGGTTCCTAAATCAATTCCTTGTCTTGCCATTTTGTGTTATTTTTTACGTACAATTTGTGTTATCAAAGATAATATTATTTTCGCCACCCATGTAGCCGTGGTAGTAACATTCGTATGAAAGGAAATCAAAATCTCCAGTCACTGTAACTGTAACATTACCATAGTAATATGGATATTCATTTCCGTCAAGCCCTGTTTTGTTTCCAACAGCATATTGACCAGTGTAAGTCACATTACTAGTTTTTCCGTAATTCAAAAATGCTATTGGATGAGAAGCGCTTACATCTTTAAAAGTGTAAGTTCCCGTGGTCATTCCGTATAATCCAGAATTTCCATTAAAAGCATACTCTCCTCCTCCATAAGAAACGGTGTTTCCTGTAGCTCCACTAATTAAGCAGAACTCAGCTTCCGTTGGTGTAGCTGTAGTAGTTGTTGTTGTTGTAGGAGCAGCCGTTGTTGTTGTTGTTGTTGTAGGTGCGCCTGTAGTTGTAGTGGTGTAATTAAATAACGGATCAGCAGTTGTAGTGGTAGTTGTTGTTGGAGCTACATTTGGGAAACAGTTATCGGTGAATATTAATTTATTTTCACCCCCCATGTATCCGTCATTAGCGCAATCAAAACTAACTAATCCAAAATCACCCAATACAGTTATAAATACATCTCCATGGAAATACGAGTATTGTTTTCCATCTGGAGCAATGTGAGAAACACTACTTAACCCTTTTCCAGAGTATTTTATCTTATCCCACTTACCATAGTTTAATATTGCAATTGGATGTGATTGAGGAACGTTTCTTAAAAGAGTTACTCCCGTGTTCAATCCATACTTAATATTTGCATTATGTGGATCTCCATCTAGTATAAGATTTCCTGCATCAACAGTTATCGAAACATCAGAATCAAGACATCTTGTGTAGGTAAGATTTGAATCAGTTGTAGTTGTGGTTGTTGTTGGGGCTGCCGTAGTAGTTGTTGTTACTCGGCTAAAGCTAAACCCATTTTCACCTCCAGCATAGCCATTAGTGAAACTATAAAGATTTACTGTTGAAAATATATCATCAACAATAACGATCACTTGTCCGTGGTAGAAATAATAAGGAACATTATTTATAGATTTAACGCTTCTTTTGTAAAAGTCTCCAGCGTAACTAATTCGTGAGTGTTGAGGTCCAAAAAAAGGAGAGCTCGTTGCACCTTCTATAGCTATAGGCTGGTCTTCTGCCACATTAAATATATAAGTACCAGTTCCTAAACATAGTCTGCTTCCAGACAATGACAATGATTCCAAACTAGTTCCGTCAAAAGTAAGCTTACCATTAACATCTAAAGCCACATCATGAGCAACTGATGTTGAAACATCAATAGCCGTAGTATAGTTTTCGTCTCCATAATTAAACGGAGCCTCTGTTGTGGTTGTTGTTTCCTGAGCTAGTACCGTGTATGAAGGAGTATCTGTTGTTGTTGTGGTGGTATAAACAACTAACGGAGCCTCTCCTTTCTCTAAAGCTTCATTGCCTACGCAATCAAAGTTTCTTATAGAAGAAGAATATATGTTAGTATTAGCAACCGTATTTAAAACATCTGAAGTTGTTGTCCCTCCATTAGAAAGGTAGTCTTGATGAACAAATATTTGTTCCATTCCAAGATAACCTTGGTTTTCAGGAGTCTTGTAATAATAAAGACTAACCCTTCCGAAGTTCCCAGTGACATTAATGGTGACGTCTCCATAGAAAAAATCGTAAGGTTGGTCAGCTTCAGTTCCACGTACTTTTATCAAGTGTCTTTTAGAGCTTAATCCAGTGTAATGTATAGCATTGTATTTTCCCTTATTCAATACCGCTATAGGATATTGCTCAGGAACATTTAATATTTTATATTGACCATTAGTCAATACGTAATTTGTGTTTTTATACTCAGTCTCTCCGTTGAAGAGCATTTTTAAACCATTATAGTCAACAACACTAGCTTGAGTAGTGTCAACTAAACAGTTTAAATTAGTTATGAATTCTGGTAAATTAGCAGCAGGTGCAGCAGTCGTAGTTGTGGTTGTAGTAACTTCTACAATTAATGTGCTTGTTGCGTCATAAGAAGTCAAAACAAAACTAGTAGAAGGTATGTGTCCAACTATCCCCCTTTGATCAACAGCCCCTAAATTATAAGAATAAGTGATATCAAAGAGCTTCTTATCCCAAACAAAACCATTTAAACTAATTGCATATCCACCTGGAACATTTGTAATGTAAACTCCATTTGCGTATAAAACTCTAGTATGACCAGTGCCTTCGTAATGAAGCCAATAGTGTTTTCTATCATGGACTCCCTGAAAATGCTCTAAGGTAGGATTTATTACCCCTACCCCAATTCTAGTGTCACCTGAAGTTGAATAGTAATGAGTGTAGTAATACCTGTCATTAGCCCAAGAAATACCTCTAATTCCCCTATAACTTGAGGATGCGTCATTAGCCCAGAAGTTAGTTGAGTACTCGTAGGAGGTGTTTAAAAGCCTGTAGTAGTGGTTTCCGTCTCCCATAAACAAATATTCGGGATGACCTTTTCTAAAGTAATAATAGCCAAGATTGTTTGGCATTATAGAAATGTCATTTAACGTGTATCCTGCCTGACCTTCAGCGTAGCTAATCTGCCCAGTTCTCCAGTTATTAGATGAGGCTCTATAACTAACTATAATTTTATTATTGAAGTTTGTTATAGATATACATCCATCATTACCCATAGAAGCAGTTACATTCTCCCAGGTAACAAAATCTTTTGTAAAAAATGGGGGTGCTCCAGAATCTCGGCTAATGAAAAACCAAGCTTTATTTATTTCGTCGTAAGCTATAGTGTCAAAAATAGGGCTATAACTAAAACTGTATCCTGGATGAACGATTGTTTCCCAGTTAATCATGTCCTCAGACATGTACATGTAGGAATGACTGCCGTTTGGCTTTGTGAAATACCTTCCTCCAATATATTCTACATAAGTATCAGAGCTTAAAGTTGATGGCAACTCATCTTTTTGCTCGAACAAAAGGCTAGTTCTTAAACTTTTGAATATTTCGGTATTTTGAAATATAGCGGCAGAAGCTGCTGGAGTTTGACCAAAAGCCTTTAATGCATATTCACTATTCAACAAGGCTTTTATAGACTCGTCATTATTAAGTATCAACGAAACAGCATGATCGTTTCCAGCTACATCGTAAGCCGTCTTAACGTTATTCATTATCAAGCCAAATCCAATGTGACCTGAAACGGTTTTTAGGAAAGCTTTAAAATCATCATGATCAGTAGATATGTCTGTGATTACTAGATATGCGTTAGATTCTAGCTTAGAATTCTCCTCTCTTGTAACGTTTTGCGATATTAAAGTATAGGCAAACGTTTCAATTCCAATAAGCTCATCGTATCTATCGTGCGACTTCATTGCATCCAATAAGTTTGGATACGATATAACTTCCTCGAAAGCTAACCTGTTTAAAGATGAGTTTTTTAGCTGTGACTCTAGCTTACCAGAGGTTATGTCTGCACTAAAAAATATATCGTATATATATACCGCCTTATCAGATAAGCTGTTAGCCATTTGTTTTTATTTTACTATTATTTTAAAAAAAATTATTCAGCAGCAGGAGTCGTTGTTTCTGTTTGTTCTTCAGTAACAGGAACTTCCTCTTCCTCTAATGGATAAGGTGCAATCTCAGCAGTATTTGCTTTGATAACCATTCCATTAGCTATGAATTCTTTTTTTTCAGTGATACCTAAAATATCTGCTTTTCTTTCTTCTGTAATAATATTTTCATCGACTAAAATATTATTTTGAAACATGTCAACTGTTCCTCCAGCATCTAAAAGCTCCTTAATAACCTCGATATTAATATTGGTTTTTGAAGCAGAAATAAAAGATGTGAGCTCTGATTGTGTTAGTTTTGAATACAAACTTCCCTTATTGACACTAGTAAATAAGCCAAATCTGTCGACAATTTCTTGCTCAGTAATATCTCTTACCGTTAAATCATCCTCTAGTATTTGACCAACAGATAAAACAGTTTCATCTGGCACTCCTACTCCGATTGTTACTGGAATTTCTGCATTCTCATTAACTCCAGTGACTATTTTTCCGTCTAATATAACTTGTTTCATTTTTTTTTATTAAGATATTGTTCTTATGTCTGTGTGATTGTCTGTTGGGCTTATGTAATCCATCTCATGACTATAATCGATATTCATAGAGCAAAACCCTGTATATGGCTGTATATTACCAATATCCATCATCCAACGCTTAGCATGGCTATCTCCTCCTCTTAGGTTTACATCCGCACCATCTGCGAAATTATCAAACATCCAATCAAGATCATGCAAGTAAATATTACTATAAGGATGATGTGGCTCTAGTTTTACAATTAATTTATTGCGTTGAACTGGAGTGTAGCTCCATCCCCAAGTAGTTTCGTTATCCGTCCATTTAAGAACTTTTCCGTCAGAAACTCTAGTGAGAATAACTCTCGCTCCTCCATGATAATAATAATAAACATCATAAGAGATAACGTATCTTCCGTCGTTTGTTGTGGTGTGTCTTACGCCGTAATAAGCTCCTTGATCGTAGCCATATTTAGTGGTTTGTCCACCGAAAGTGAAGTGAGCGTCTTTAACGTAATCAGTTCCATCTCCATTTTGAGCCCATCTAAAAGCATAAGAGGATCCAGATATGCTATTACCCATTGACATGAAGTGAACAACCTTGCCGTTATCACATAGAATAGGTGTTCCCCTGTAACTAGACTCACTTAGATTTGGTGTCGCAGGCATTCCATCACTATTATCTACAGTGCTATCTATAACTTGAGTCATTTTTCCATTAGCAATTGGATCATAGTTGTAAGTTATAGCCGTTGTTCCTTTTGCAATATCTTTAAGATTCCAGTCGTTTGAGAATGAATAAAGAACAGGTCTTTGTTTCCCAGCAGCAGCATTGTACACCATAACAACCATTTGGTTTGTATTTTTGTTGTAACAAAAATTACCATATCCAGTTGAAATAGGTGCTGGCAAGATAAATCGCTCGCTTGTATTCTCCCATTGACGATCCTCGTATTTTCTATATACAGCAGAAAGCTGAGTTACATTATCTCTTAGCTGAGCTCTGTTGTTATAAGAGTTATTATAATCTGTTATACCTCTTGTTCCTCCAAGATAAAAAGTTGTGTTGGTTCTGGCGATGTACCATGATTTGTCTGCATCTCCAACAATAATACCAGTATCTCTCATCCAGTCAGCAGACCATGTTCCATTATATCCATTCCAGACCCCCGTTTTGTCGTTCCATGTTCCCATTACGTGACCGTAAACGTTTTTACTCATAGCAAAACCTAATTCATATCCAGTTTGGGAATTTGATGTTCTATAGGCTTGAAATGGAGTTATAGCACCACCATTATATCTCGTGTAATGTTCACCATTTCCATCTTTAATATAGTTATTAGACGTGTCATAACCTTCATTATTTAAATGCATAATCATCTGAGATTTCCCCCAGTCTGGATTCTTAACTTGTTTTCCGTAATGATTATACCAGGTTATAATAGCTTCATAGTTGGCTTGATTAATTCCCGATGCCGACCAAAAGCAAGGTCTTTCATAAGGATGAATATAATCTCTATCTCCTTGTATATTTTCTCTAATCAAAGTTAAGGAAGGCAACCCACTTATGGTAGTTGAAATTTCAGCGTCAGTAGCTACAAGAACATCTTTTGCTACGTTAATAGCTGAAACAGCATTTGTTGCGCTAGCGTCAATATTATCAGCTGTTTGGCTAAATGTGTTTAGAGCTGTTTGTGCATCCTCTTGAAACTGAGCGTTTGCAGAGTCGATTGTATCAACTGCTGCTTGAGAAAGTCCAATTACAACCGACTGAAAATCATTTCCAGTCTGTAGTTGATTTAGTCCTTTTGTGTACAGAACCACCTGCTCAGCGGTAGCTGTACCATCGGTTAATTTCTGTGCAATGTCATCTACTAGACTTTGACTTAAAGTGATCGAATTCGCCATCTTTTTTTATTTTTTACAAATTTAATAAATATATTGTTATAAGTTTTGTGCATAATACATATCCGACAGACCAACCAAGTGGTATATCGCCTCTTTCGAAGAATCTCCTCCACCTCCAGCTGCGTTAGTCCAAACGCCATCTACGGCGTTATAAGTCAACGACTGACCTTCTTGCGGAGAGTTTATAGAAACGTCTGACAAATCATTAATACCAGCGTTAACATCAACTCCTCCAGAAAAACTAGCGGATAGGTTTCTAAATAATCCTGCCTGATATATGTGTGAGTCGGTTGCAGCGCTTAAATCCTCAGCTTCCTTTTTAACTACTATTGTAGCAACATGAATAGCCTGTTCGGCAGTGTTGTTAGCCTCAACAAACTCTTCTAAGAATATACTTTTCTCGGCAACCTCCTTATTATCGTAATAGTCAGTTCCATAATAAACTATAAGCAAATCTGGAGTTGATGGGAAAAAATAAACCCTCTGTATGGAATATTTATTGTTAGGCATATTAGCTAAAGTTCCAGACCCATTGTCAAATTTGGTTGGATCCATAACGGCATACCCCTGCCCTGTTGGACCGTCATCCCTAACGAATCCTCCAGATCCATCTTTATAATACCTATGTATTCCAGCTAGGTTTTTAGCCCCGTCTATAATATTTGAAGGAAAATTAGGATTTACACTGTAGTTTCTTCCTAAAGCAAAAGACACACCAGAAGCCCTGTTTAATGAAAGGTTAATTCCATTTGCAGATATTTTGTGACCTGATCTTTTGATAGGACCAAACATTCTAATGAAAGAACTAAACTGATCTGAATTACTATAAGCTGTTTTAGGAAAAGTTCTAGCAAATCTCAATACTCCTTCTGAGTGAATTGCAGACCCTATGGTTATTGCATTTTGATATTGTGCGTCTGTAAACGGATCTAATTGCTGATTAATAGTTCCACTATCATCAATATAAATCCAAGAGTTCAATTGTTGTGGGTCTAGTGGATCTAAATTAAAAATATCTATAGTCTGAGTATCCCACTCAACGTAATTAATTTCAGGATGAGGCTCAGATGCAATTGTTTTATTTAAATTTACAACAATACCTTTACCTGCTTGTATGGTAAATTGAGTGTCATTAGCTTTGCTTAGTCCTCCTCCATATAGTATACCAGAAGAAAGCTCCTCTGTAAGAGTTGCTAAGCTTATATCATGGTTATGGTATCTGAAGTGCATCTCTTCATGAACACCTTCTTGCTTTATATATATACCATTCTCTATGGCTGGCTCAGTATTTTGAGCGTTATTGATCTTAATTATGTTTTGAGCGACTAAATCATCCCCAGTAACATCTCCAGTAACAGTGGCTGAACCACCAACGGTTAAATTATCTCCAACAGACAAATCACTTGTTATAATGACGTCATCAGGAAGTCCTACGTTAAAGGATATGTTAGAGTCTAATGCTTGAGGTGTATCTGGAGAAACAGTGACTTCAGAAGCAGTTCCAGTAACAGTAACCGTTTGAGTCTTTTCTACCAAATCATCTTCTATTCTAGATCTTTCGGCATTTGTGATTATATATCCAGAACCAGAGCTGTTTATGTCGTTTAGCTCTGTAGCATTATGAATAGATAAATCAGTTACATCTGTTGGCTTATTCTGAATATAAGCGTCATTGGTTATTATTGATTCAGCCCAGTTTGCTTGAACATTTACCTCAGCTTCAGCAGCAATTCCGTCTAGCTTAGACTTTAATATTGTAGTAAAGTCTTCTTGAGATAGTTGCTTTCCAGCAATCTTATCTACTTTTTCATCTAATGCGTTTTGAAGACCTGCGACACTAGATATGGTTAATGACTCAAGAGTATCTCTGTTTAACTCAATGAAGTCTACTACTTCCTGTAATGAGTCTAGATCAACGTTATCGCTTAATAAGAGCGTATTTATCGTGTCTATATAGCCCTTTAGTATCTTTCCTTGATTCGCTGATAAAGGAACGTCTGACCCAATAGAGATTAAATTGTCTATTACGTCAGAATGTCGAAGACCATTTGTGTGTATTTCGTTGTAGTTTGTTCTTTCTTGATCGGTTATGATCTTTCCAGAGCCAGCACTAGTAACATCTCCAAATTCAGTTATAGAGTCGTCACTAAAGTCTTTGTCTATTACAGATTGGTAATTAGACACAAAAAATCTTTCGCTTGGAATGAAAGTTCCGTTTCCTTCTATAAAGTTTACCTGCAATAAAAGATAGTTGGAATCGTGATTCTCTACAGAATTGACCTGGAAAACACCGTATATATTTAAATTACCCTGTTGGTTTATTTTAATATAGTGCTGGTCGAATGCTTGTATGTATTGAGTTACGACATCTCCAGATCCGCTAACCTTGCTGAGATATATTGTTGTTACAGCATTTACAGACGTGGGAAGTGAGTTTTGACCAGAAAAATTTAAAATTCCAGAAGGTTGTGGCTCAGAGCCTAATGTTTTATACTCATATATAACTCCATCAAACTGATCTATTAATGAATTATCATTTAATAGATTTACAATGCTATCTACGCTAAAGTTCTTTGTTTGCTGCGTAGCAGAATCAGTTCCGATCCAGAGGTCGGTTAAACTAGGGGTAGTATCGAGAGCGTAAGTAGATATTCTTGCCATCTTGCTTTTTATGCAAATTTACAAAATAACAGGACACACTTATTTAAGCTATGGTCCTTTAGTCGCTCTTATTGTCCTTCTTTACAGCCGAACCGAAATAGTATCCAAAAATGCTAAGAGCAACACCTTCTACTATACCGATCATATGAATAAAAATCTCTTTATTGCTTTCTGGAACATTTGTAGTTACAACAGTGTAAACTAAAAAACCAAATGCAGATAAACCAACTATTCCAGTCAAAGACATCATCCAGTCTTTTCCTCCAGAGTTAATTATAGCAGCCTCTCTCTTTCGAGCAGAATCCCTATCCTCCACCTCTAACTTATAAAGCTGAACCAACTGATCGTGAGCAGCAGCCTTTTCCTCATCAGACATGTCTGGGTCATTGTCTATAAGATTCTTTATGATTCCAGTAATCCCTGAGTCTGGCAAAAACTTAGAAGCCCCTTTTACAACTCCAGGTAAAATTCCAAGCAATATCTTACCTAATCCAGTGTCTTTAAAGGGTTTTTTAGTGTTATTTTGGTTCTGGTCGCTCATATATATCTGTATTTAGTTTTGCCGTCTATCTTTTCGGCAATAAGACATCTTCCTCTGTTTTCGTCATCTGAAACATAAGATACGTGTATCCAGTCTGGATTCTCGTCATCTCCAAATTCCCAGATAAGTTGATCAAAGTTTAGGTTTTTCCTTATGTACTCAAACATTTCAGCGTTTGTTTTATATCCAAATGTATCATCCAGGTCAAGAGCTCTACCTTCACAATGTTGTGAGCGTTTTGCTCCACCAATAGCACGATTCAATTTTTCACATCTGAAAAAGCTATTTATTTTGACAGGTCCCCCAACCCACTCTCGAAGAGGCTCAAAGACTTTTACAGCAATTCCCACCATATTTGATATCTGGTAACCATTCGGACTATTATCTATGTTTAGTCTTTTAGCTGTATTCGACCTAATCGCTTCTTTAAAAGAAATGTGATCGCTTATTTTCATTGAAGATTATTTTTTGGGCTTGCGTCCAGATCTAGATTTACCTGTTACGATAGCTTTTGGAACATCGCCTAGTTGGCTTCCAACTTCTTTGATTGCTTTTGTAACGTCTTTCATCTCTTCACCAACTCGATCAACCTTAAATGAAACTTCCTCTTTAAGTTGAGAAAACTTTTCCTCAAGAATATCTGGAATCATATTGTTGTTTTCGTCTTTGGTCAGACCTTTTTTAGTAAGGTAGATTGCTGTAATATTAACTATTATTAATAAAATTAATAATCCTAGGGTAATGTAAATTAAATTCATGTTTATTGTTTTATGTTGATTTATTTTCTTAATGCGCCTCCCCTTGCTCGGTTAGGTTTTCTGTGTTCTGATATTAATGTTCCGTCTTTGTGAGAGCAATCCATTTCATCTCCGTTACCATAGGTTCCGTTTTTTCTATTCCATTTGTTGCACTCAATACGCTTCTTTACTGCGCTTGGCTTCTTTTGATACTTTTTGTCGTATGCAAGCTTCTTAGCCCTTGCTAAAGGATTGCTGGCATAATACTTTGCAGATTTACCTAATCCCATAGCTTATCTATTTTTTTTGTCTTTTTGAAGATACTCAAGATCTTTCATAAAATCTCTCATTTCGAGCATCATTTTATCAACTTCTGCCTCTATCGCTCTTTGAGCTTTCCAGGTGTATTCCTTCTCATTGTACTTTAGCTTAGATACTTCGGCTTCTGCAATGGCTAACCTACCGCTTAAAGTGTAGTAAGAGCCTATTATAGAGGCAAGCAAAGTGCCAATCATAATTATTTGACCAAGAGATATACTCAAGTCTGCTTTACCGTCACCGTCAATATCTATTTTAGCCATTTCTAAATAATTTTTTATATATCTGTATCGCTGTATAAACTATCGCCAATAATAATGAAATTGTTTGAAGATAAGGATTTATTTGCGACATACTAAACAGTAAGGCTACTCCATTCAATGTATATATCTTCAAATCTTCCATTTTATGTTATTTCTTTTTTTTAGAAGACTTAACTTCTTTCTTGGTTTCTACTTGAGCCTCTACCTTCGGAGTTTCGACTGTTTTTCCAATTCTTTTAAAATAATCAGCTTTTGTTTCGTTAATTCCTCTCATGATTTTTTATTTTTTTGTGGTTTTTTTATTTTCTGTTGGTTTTTTGTAACTATAGTTTCCTACGTAATAAGGATCTTCTTGGGGAGTATCGTATACTACAGGTCTAAAAGCATTTGATATTCCTCCCATATCTTTTTGCATCTTTTCGTTAGGTGATCCCTTTTTAGAAAACATTCTATATTCTTTCCCATCTTTAGTATAGCCAGTAACGTTTACCGTATCTTTAGGAGCTATAGATGTTTGGAATCTAGCATTAGTTTTAGCTCTACTAATAGCGTCTTCTGTGTTAAAGCTGCTTTCTGGCTCTAACCTTCTTAGCCTATCTATAGTAGTGTTCTTTAAATTGTTCTTCTCGTATGAAGGGTTTGTTTTACCTTCTGTTGTTTTTTTAGCCATTTTCTATTTTTTAAAAAATACTTTTGATTTTTTTATTTGTAAGGAAACATGTCGTTAAGCGTTTTTTTTCTGCCCGAGCATCCGCAATCTTTATTCATAGCTTTAGCTGCTTTGTCAACAATAGATTTGATCCCAGTGGCGGTAGTGAAAGCCTCAACGGTGTCCCCAAGTCCTTTATGTCCTTTTAGTGGATGTGCCATTTAGTTTTTATATTTTCCTGGTTTGTAAATCATTTTACTTTCACCTTTCTTGTTTGTAACCTGTACATCTTTTACTGGCTCAGGAGCAAACTTTTTTCTTTTACTCATCAACGTATCGATGTCTCTGTTTTTGAAAGGAGTGTTTTCGTAACTAGGCTTAGTTAGGTCTGCCCTGTCTGGTCTTAGACCGTAGCCAGCTGGTTTTTCCTTAGGACCTTGTTCTGATTTTTTATTTCCTGTGTAATTGGTTGAACCAACTCCAGTAAATTCTTTACTAGAAGGATTGCTTTTGATTTTAGCTTTTTTTCTTTTAACTTTTAATGGATCCATTTTTTAATATTTTCCTTGTTTTGATTTAGGAGATGATTTAGTGGACCCTCCTTTTCCAGCCCATAAGTTTTTGCAAGCCCAGTATCTAGCGCTCAATTTATTTGTAGCTGATCCACACTTGTGTCTGGCTTTGAATGATTTTCTGGCAGCAGAAGAGTAATTATGACCATATCCTTTAGCGCCGAAATGTATTATTTTTTCTGTACCTCCAGAACATGCCTTAACCATTTTTTTCTTTCCTGGTCTAGTGCTAGCTCTTGGCTTGTTGCAAGCCATGCTTGATTTGTCTACTTTTGATGCCATTTCTAATGATTTTATCATTATCTTATCATGAGCAAATATACAAATAAATAAAATTCACTTTTATATGCATAAAAAAAGACCCATGCTCCGAAAGAGAGTAAAACAAAAGGAAAAATATCATATAGGATACGAAAGAGAAAGAAAATATAACTTCTTGAAATACTGGAGAATAGTAAGGTATTACGTGAAAAGAAAGTATGATTTGAAGGAATCAGATTTAGAAATGCTTCTTTTTTTGTATGATGAAGGCAGATTCGACTCTGCTGCATTTAAAGATTATGCAAACATCATGGAATGGGACAGGGATCGTTTTTGGAAACTTAGAGAAGCAGAATACATTGTTGTTTGGAGAAAAAAGAACGAGGTATCAAACAGAAAGGCTATTTACGAGCTGTCTGCAAAATCAAAGAGAATAGTTAACCACGTATACAAGAGGCTCTTGATGAAAGAAACCTTCAGTGAAAACCCAAGAATAAACCCCATAATGAAAGGGGACACTTACACCGATAGAGTTTATAGAATGGCTATAAAAAAGATGAACGCTAAGATTCGTGGTAAGCAATCCAGCGAAGAAGGGCTTGATCTCTAACAGGAACCCTTCTTTTCACCTCTCGCACGGTAACCTTAGACCCTTCGTCTATAATGCTCTTAATTGCGCTTAAAATGAGATTCTGGTGACGTATCTTCTTTCTTTCCTCGTTTATTTCTTTAATTTTTAATAGCATACTGTCATTTATGCTTTTTCTTACCGTAGGAGGGCTACAATTCAATTGCTCTCCGAGGCTTTTCATGGTTATTTTACCTTCTATAACATCTACAGCGTCCCAAATATCTTTTTCTTCAAATACTTTTCTTGGGTGTAAAAGACTATTTACTATTTTTATTTTTTCGCTTTTTTCTATCATCTTTACAGGATTAAAAATTACCTTTCTTCTTCTAGCGCAGTAAGGAATTTTACCGCTAAGTATTCCGTTATATGCTGATTCACAAGCAGTTATGATTTTTTCTTTTGAGTATGTTCTAATTACATGTCCATTTGATCTGTCCGTCATCTCAATCATGTGCGAACAAAACAACTTGAAGTCAAAATCCTTGTTAAGCCACATAAATTTTTCGCCTATATATTCGATTTCCTGTAAAGAGTTAACCTTCCTCTCGCTTCTGTAGAGGGAGTAAAAGTCAACTCCTTCGGGGAAAAACAAATATTCTTGTCCTTTGTAGACAAAAGACGTCTCCATTATTATCCTATCCCTTTCATAATCAAATAAAGGGATTTTTTTCATTTTTTAACAACGCATCCATTTTCCATAAGAACCAGATATTTGTCCTCACCTACTCTAATATCGCTTGCAGCCATCTTATCGTAGTATATTTCGTCGCCTGGTTCTAGCATTTTAACATCGCTTCCGCAAGTAATGACTTCTCCTGGAAGATATCTAACGTTTTTCTCTGTTTGAGCCGATAAAATGACTCCTTTAGACTCTATTCTCTCTGAAATTGGCTTTATAACCACAAATAATCCTAATGCTTTCATGCTCTTACGTTTGTTATTACACAATCTGTTGTTATTAGCTCAGAAACCACACTTACGGCGTTTTCTAACACGTTTATGGTAACTGCCGTAGGGTCAATTATTCCAGTTTCCAGCAAATCTTCTATTTTTTCGCTCTTAACATTGTATCCGATAAAGTTATCTGAGCTTGAAACCTTTATTAAGATGGTTTTTTTAGTATCTTCATCGTAATAGCTGTTATCTAGCAATCTTCTAACAGGAGCTTCTAACGATTTACACATAAAACCCCATCCTTCTTTGTAAGAATCTGTTAAATTTGCTTCTTTATCCCATGCTTTTTTTAGTCTTTTCGATAATTTTAGCAAGAAAGCCCCTCCTCCTGGCAAAACACCTTCTTTTAAGGCTATTCTGGAGGCTGATATTGCGTCATCCACTCGGTCTTTCTTCTCTTTCATCTCTACTTCTGTCGAAGCCCCAACATTTATCGTCGCCACACCTCCAGTAAGCTTAGATAGCCTATCTCTTAAATGCCACATCTGGTCTTCGTTTTTAATATCCTGCATCATCTCATGTAAATGAGCTTTGATTTGGTCAACTTCCTCTGGTTGCTCGTCGATAAATAGAACGGTTTCCCCTTCCTTGACAACAACCTTCGAGGCTCTACCAAGCATATCAGGAGTTATAGACCCTAGGTCAGTTCCCATGTCTTCGCTGATAAACTCAGCCCCTGTCATAAGCGCTAGATCCTGAAGCAGCTCGTCTCTCTTGTATCCTATTCCAGGAGGATTAACCACGCAAGACTTAAATCTTCCTTGTCTATTGTTCAAGATCATTGTAGCAACAAACTCATCACTTGTGTTTGCTACGATAATGATTGGAAAGTTGTTCTTTGCACAAAACTCAAGAACACTCAAAATCTGTTGAGGTCCCTGAATTTCGGCAGCACAAACTAAAATAAGCGGATCTTTAACTGAAAATTCTCTTTTGTTGAGGTCTGTAACCATGTGATGAGAAGCATACCCTCTGTCAATCTTAGTTCCTTCCTTCAAAGTCATGTACGACTCTTCGTTGTACGATTCCTCAACCGAAACAACACCGTCTTTACCAACCTTTTCAAATGCAGAAGCAATAAGACCTCCGATAAACTCATCGCCATTTGCCGATAAAGTAGCAACTTGCTTCAATTTTGTATTGTCGATGTCTTGACTAACTTCTTTAATTCTCTTGACAGCCTCCTTCATGCAGTCGTAAACCCCCTTCTTGATTTCATGGACACTAGCATTTTCGCTTTGGTTTTTTCCAATGATCCGTAATAATGCATGAGCCAAAACTATAGACGAAGTAGTTCCATCTCCAGCGCGAAGCGCTGTTTTTTTAGAAGCCTGGCGAACAGTACTCATTGCTAAGTGCTCAACAGGGTCAGATAGCACCAAGCTCTGAGCTACAGTAATACCATCTTTTGTTACATGAGGATTGCCAAAGTCGTCCTCTAGGATAACCGTTCTACCATTTGGACCCAAAGTAGACCCAACAGCCTCATCTAATTTCTGTACTCCGCTTACGATTTTCTCCCAAGCGTCCTCTCCAAAGTAAATTTTTTTCTCAATCATTTGTTTATGTTATTTATTATATTATATTTTATTATATATATATATATATTATACAATAGCTATATACAAGCTATTACAATAACTGTAAATACAATAGCTATTACAACCGAATATATCCAGTGTGTAGATCTCTGTGTGAATTGCTGTGTAGAATTCCACTCATTAGTTCTCGCAGACCCTACCAAATCTAGTGCTGACAGCCTTTCTGACTGTGTGAATACCTGTGTAGTTTTGTGGACAATACCTCTCATAACGCCTGTGTTTGATCAAATATACAACTTATGTGGCAGAAAAACAATATTCCTTGTTTATATGTGGCAAATATATAAAAACCCCTGTATACCATTTACTAGGTTAGTAAGACTATTTTAAAAAATGGCACATATGAAGAGGTATTGGGTTCTATAAGATTCTGAGATCACAATCATCGTATGGAAAACGTTTTACATTTACCCACCCCCATTGCTCTCGTACTTTGCTGTCCAGATTTTTTTAGCTTTTACTTACAGACTGTAGAGATATACAGCTGCATTCATTTTACGTTTTATTTTACGGTTGTTCGTTGAGGTATTTTGTGTACCCACCCCCTTACCGCTCGCTTCGCTCGCTTATAGGTATTCGCTATCGCTCATTCCTTTTGTTATCACACACACGGAGAGGAGGGGTTATACCTGCCGTCATATCTCTCTATTCTAAAGCTACATCACTATCAACAACACGGGCTTAATGTGTGATTGTCAATGCGTTGCATTGAATAGAATGATGACAGAGTTTACACACCAGTCTTTGCCTATATGATTATGTACGGTTCACTATCATGATACGTACAACAG